AAGAGAACATATTGTATCTAGCCAAGAAGTGTTCGTAGTTATCCGGTGTAGCCAGTACAAATGACTTTGATTGCATTGGCGCAATTAGCTTTGTAAATTCAATTGATTCAGCGTCCGCACCCATTTTAGGTGATGAAGTCACCTGCATTTCAAGTAGTTCATTTAAGTCATATTCGTTCTTAACACCATCGTAGCCAGTGTCAACAAACTTAAAGGTCACATCTTTCGATTCACCAAGATTACCCGCGGCACCCTTTGTCTTAATATATTCAACAGTAATAAGAGCACCGTTATTTGGAATCATACCAAAGTTACCATTACCAAAGAACAGGTCAATACCACCCAAGATACCAGTCTTTACAATAACGCCGCGAGTGGATGCATTCATGTCATATAATGAATTGTAAATTGTCCACGATTCACCGTTAACTGCAACCTTTACCTGGTCGTGTGCTGTAGGTCCACCAGTCTGGATATTGAAAGTTTGAAAAGCTTCACCAGTACCCGTGACTGTTTGATTTTCAATTTGACCTTGAATAATAGGTATTTTAATATAATTAAATTCTGATTTGCTTAACGAAATAATATCAGAAGAAGTACGCATTAAATAAACATGACCGTTTAGATCTGAACGGATTTGGCTATTGGCTGGAATGTATAAAGCACTTCCTGCAATATCATTTTGTGTACCTGGTTTCCATCTAATCTGTATTTCACCAATAGATGAAAAACCTCTTGATGGATCGTGTCCAGTTAATCTTGCCAGACCATAAACTGATTCTGGTTGTTGAGCAGTCATAATATTCTGTTCAACTGTTGAATCTTCAATGTAATAAAAGATCATCTCAGTTAATTCAGACATTACCTGGATAATTTGCGCAAATGGCGAAGCTGCCGTAAATAAATTACCAGCTCTACCATAGACCCTACTTACGTACTGTCTTGCGTCCTCTTTAATTTCAGATGCCTTGATTCTAGCAGCTTGTAAAAATTTAAATTCAGCCATTTATTTAGTTCATTAATTTATGTAGACACCAACTTGATATTTGCTATCAATTGTAACGTCTATTTGCGCAATGTCTCTGACCTCACCTCTATAGAAAGAAACAAGAACCTCAACATTAAATTTTGCAGCCAATGGTACAAAACGTTTAAATTGTTCATTGACAATACCCTGAATTTGAACCTCATTATAACCTAATGAATAAACTAGGTCTTCCAGGTTGCAACCAAAATCAGGTTCGCCAAGTACTTCACCTCTATTTGTAAACAAAGTTGTCTCAATCTGTCCAATGAGTTGGGCTACCTCACTCTCAGAATGTACTTTATACGGATCATAATTAGGATCACCGATTGTTTTAACATAGAAGTCCATAGTAATATTATATATTCATCTTATGAGTGCATCATCCAATCAGTGCCTTCGTCCGATTTAATCTCTTCAATAATCTTATCAAGCTCGTCTTGACCCATACCCTGGATAATATCGGCATTGATAGTAATACCACCTGGTAGGTTGTAACTAAAGATTGCAAGCTTTTGACCAAACGCAACCATAACCTTAGCAACAACATATCTAAAAAAGATTTCATCTGCAAACAATGCACAGTCCGGAATAGTTTCATAAACTTCTAGGAATACGCCTTTCTTCGGTGTCTGTCCTGTGAACTTTAGCTCATGTGTTTGTTGTGAGTAGTGGAATGAAAGCGGATTCTCAAGAATCTGTCTAGACATTTCCATACCAGATTGGTTGATTACATAGTACTGTAAGTTTTCCATGGCATTAACCATACCAGCACCTTCATTTGAAAAAGAACCGTAAATCATACGCTCAATATCAAAGTCACCAGTTTGAAACGCAATTGAAGTACCAAAGCTACCGCTACCAGTTTCAAAAACACCGTATACAGAATAAACTTCACCACCGCCTGTAATGCTAGATGGTCCAGGCATTGTTAGTGCTCTTCTTCTTTTAAAGTGATCAGTTTCAAATACTTCCTTTGGGATGTATAAGAAGTTTTCAACCATAGAGTATTCATAGTTCTTATAGAACCATTGTTTAGCTCTTTTAATAATATTGTAGATCTCTGACTGTGGTAGATTCATTGGAATCATACAAGCACCAGTTACATATGAACCAATCTCGTTTAAAAAGTCATTTAAACAATTTGGATCATACGATGGTGGAGTTGTTAAGTCATTTAGATCTCCTACAAAAATATCGCCCATTTTTTTATTAATCTATTTTTTTTGATTGCACAATTTCAGTGCCATCAAATTTTGCTGTTTTTGCGGAGTACTTACCCTCCCTAAAAATGCCGTCCTTCATTGAACCTTTAAATACACCGTCTGTGCCAAATACATAGCAGTTTTCAGCAGAAGATGTTTGGTGAACATATGAAGACTTTAGTTTTGAATTTTTAATAACAGTTGACTGATATAAATTACAAGTCTCAATATCACAACCATCTAATTTACATTTATAAAAGTCACTATATTTTACCTCACCTGCAATTTCACAATCTACAAATTCATAAAACTCAAGACCGTGCGCACCCTTAAATACACCATCCTTGATTTGAATCTTAGACCTATCTGAGTCGTAGTTAATATGACCCTTTGTCATGCCACCCTCTGATATCAATTTAATAACACGCTCCTTGATTTGGTCCCAGTACATATCAATGGTCTCACCCCTGTTACCACCATCTTCACTAAGGTCAAATGTAAATCTGATATCATCAAATTGTTTAAAGTTTCTATGGTCTCTATACAAGTCAAGTATTGGTTGCATGTTACGCATAATTTTACGTAACTCAAGTCTATTCAATTCAGACAAGCTTGAATCAGAACATACATCATGAAGCTGTGTAATAAATAGGTCCATCAATTGTAGGATGTCAACCGTGCGTTTTTGATAATCAGTACCACCCAAGTATCTGAATTCAAGATAACCCTTTTCTTGCTTCAAGAAATTTACACCATAATACTTGGTGTCTGGATATTTAAACTGTGTCTTATTTACAGTATTCTCATTGAATAAATACATACCATTTTTTGGTAGGATGTATTTAATAGATTTTGCATATACAAGATTCTCTCTTTGTGGGAAGTATTTATAGACTTGATCCTCTTTAAATTCAAGTACAAATTTAAGAGTATTCATATGTGTTATAAAATACTTGCCATAAGTTCCTGATTGAAATGAAATATTTAAGTGTAAACCACAACGGTCATTTGTGTAACCATTAGTATCAATCCACTTAAGCATCTTGATGGCAATCAACCTAGCATCCGTATATGGCAAAGGGCCAGTAACTAATTCAATTAGCCCGGCCCCACCCGACATGTCGGGTTCCATTTTAAATACCTTATCAGATGGCTGAAAATCCGAGTGTGCTTTCTTTTCTATTTGAATCTTTCGACCCAATAGTTCGCCTACCGATTTTGCAGTTTCTTCTACAGAAGTATTTGAATAAAATTCAAATTCAAATCCAACTTGTGAATTTAGAAGAACATCTTTATTGTGTTGGTTTAACATAGGTGGAATCTATCTTGTTTAAGTATATATCCACCTCACATAAAGGTTAGTTGGAGCTTAAGCCCCAACCACCTTTAAGAAAACCTTCTTCGTATCATTGTCAATCTTGGTAATTTCGACAGCAACCTCGTCACCCTTTGTAAATCTTTCAGTCAATGAAATATTCTTTTCAAAGTTAGATACGTGTGCCATACCAGTGATAGTTCCATGTAAACCAACAAATACGCCGTAGTCTTTTACAGATCTAATCTTACCTGTAACTACAGATGGAATTTGCAAATCTTTTGTGAACTCTTCCCAAGAGTTGTCTTCCTTAACTTCTACCTGTTCAATTTGAGTAAGGATAATCTTCTTGTTATTAACAATCTCCTTAATCTTAAATTCAATTTCATCACCTGGTTCGATTGAATTATTCTTATGCTTGGCAGACCATTCTGGACTTAGGTCATTAATGTGGATCATACCTGTCAAACAGTTATTGAATTCACAGAAGACACCAAACTTAGCCGTACCGGTCACAAAACCCTTCTGTACTGCGTCCAAATTGTTTTCAAGCTCACCAATCATTTTTGGAATCATAGCTTGTAGATAAGCTCTGTGTGAGACCACAATAGTACCACGCTTAGCAGAGAATGAATCAGGCACAACATACATTTCAGTACCAACGATTGATTCAAAATCAGCCAGCTTATTGATACCTGCTAGTGAACCTGGCATGAAACATTCAATACCTTGAACCTTAACAATGTAACCACCGCCTGGAATCATTGAAGTAACCTTACCCATAAATGCAGTACCACCTTCGTCAGCTGCCATTCTAAGTTCAGCAAATATAACTTGCTTAGCACCTTCAGTAATTGATGCAAGTGCATATTCACGTGCTTGAGTCTTATCACTAAGAACCTTTACAGATACTTCATCACCTGGTCTGTAATCCGCAATAACATCACGGTCTTCACGAGACAAGTCGATATACAACATTTCTCTATAGTTTACATCAACCGTTGCCCATCTAGTAGACATAGAATGAAGCTTACCAGTCATAATAGACCCTTCAACAAGTTCACAGATTTCATCCAAATGGAATGAAGCATTGTTGTACATGTTGTACATCTCCTGTGCATTTGATGCGTGTGAATAAACAATGTGTTTGTGGTTTAGCGTCTTAACCTTATGATTAGGTTTTAGCTTGTGGTTGTGATGCGCTTCGTAACCGTCCCAATCAAATTCACCATTAGGAAGGATGAAGTTATACTCATCATGGTTACCTTCCAGGGTTAGTTCGAAATCGTCTTCTTGTACTTCGTTTAAGAGTTGTACATCCTCTGTTTGAACTTCAACTTTTCTTTTGCTGATACGTTCTCTTTTTTTGTTTTCCATTTTTTTGGTTTAAATAAAAAGGTGAATAAAAATAAATAATAAATTATACATTATATACCCTATTTTTATAGGGTCAATTTTTTAAAGTTAAGAACCCGGGCGACCGCCAATTTGTCCTACATTATCGGGGTTATAACTACCCGCGGCAAATGCCCGATTGCCAGATGAAACGATTTGTGGTTGCGGAACCTTTAGCCATTCGTTATAGCTCTGGAATAATTCACCCCATTCCGCTTCAATCTCGTCAGAGCTATTTACTAATTTCTTAACAGCTTTACGGTTCTTTTTCTTAAGTGGCCATTCACCATTAACGCTATATCTTGACTGTGCTTCAATCTGAATTTCTTGACCTGTTATTGTAGCACCCTCTTCAATATTACCACCGCCGGCTTCAGGGTGTTCGGTTTTATAACCATCATCTGAATTCTTAGCTTCTTTTTCAGCTTTAGCAAAAGCATCTTTTAATGATTGCTGTACTCTTACAATAGGTGCTGCAAGTTGAACTATATCTGTTACAGCCCTATGTTCACCAAGTCCAAGCTCATCCATAAGTTTTAATACAACTAATACACCGGCAAGTACAATATCAATCTTAGTTTTAATTGCAATAATCTTAAGACTAATTTTCAAAACACTACTTAGTGGGTTTGGAGCTACTGGTCCAACAACCGGTGGCATGAAGGCATCCGTGATAGACATAGTTACCTCTTGTGCAACACTACCCATAGTACTTTGCATATCTTTAATCTCAATCTTTAATTGATCAAGCTTATCCTTAAATGCTGCCTTACCAGGTCCCTGTAAAAATGCCTTAGTCTTTTCTTTCTCAGCTTTTACTAAATCTTTAATAGTCTTTTTATCAACTTCAGGATTAGCTTCCTCTAAGTCTTTTTCAATTGTTTTAAAACCAAGCTTATTATCCATATACAAGTCCATGATAAAATCATCACCCGGTAAGATAGCGCCCACTGCTAAATAAGCCGTAATAGCACTTGTAAGTTCGGCAAGCATTAAATCATTTGAAGCACTAGATGAACTAGGGGCATTAGAAGTACCTGAAGTACCAACCGAACCAACACCTGGATTTGCGGCACCGCCGCCCTGTGTTTGATCACCACCGGTCTCCTGTGTACCACCATTGCTATTAGACATCGGTACACCACTATTTGGGGCTACTATTCTTTCTGGCATGTTTTATCTCTTTTGCTTAAAAGTTTTAAACTTAGCTTTAGTCAATCCAAGCTGAATAGTTGTATTCGGTAATACTGGACCGCCATATGGAATATGTTTATGATTGCTAATAGCATCAACAATTTCTTCAAGTATCTTTGATAGTGTTTCACCCTTTACTGCTGGCTCACTTTCATCATTATAACTTGATGCTATAAAAATATCATCAGCATTGATATAAACTTTACCATCCTCCGATAGTCTAACCATTGGCGCGCCAGCTGCGCCGTTGCCTGTTGAGATAATAATACCTTCACCCGGTGAATAAAAAACCTTTGCGTTTTTTTCACCATCATACATTAAAGAAATAACATTTTCCGGTTCTATTGAACCACTTAATACGTCGTCTTTTAAAGCCGTATTGTTATTAATGTTATATTTATAAAGAGGTGTATAGATATTACCGTTGTCAAATATAATTGCAACTATATCGCCAACCTTAGGTACATTATATGAACCGTGTGTATTATTGGCAGCCAATGCCCATGGGATATCCTCAGCATCTAGTAAGTCGAACTTACCAAATACTTTGACTTTGCATCGACCGAGTTGTTGTGGATCTTTATTATCAACAACTTCTCCAATCCAATGCGAGTCCCTAAGATTATCTGTAAATAATTCTCGTTGGTTCATTATTCATTAACATTACCTAAATTTTGCCTCTGGCTACTTATATTATTTATCGTCGGCAAAATTGAGTTAATTGAACCTGCTCTCAACGCGGTACCCAATGTTGTACCACTACGTACACCAAAGATATTCTCCCTGGCATTCTTTAAAATATTATTGGTTTCGGCTTTAGCCGCCGTTACATTATTTTTAAATATGTTTTCAGGTATTCTTGAAACACCACCTGCAAGATTGTCAAGTTGATTAACAGCTCTCTCAAATGCAACATCAAACACAGAACCATATACATTGTTTGGTCTTGTAATATTTTGAATAGGATTTAAATTGTTTAAACCACCCATTGCAGTATTTAGTGCATCATTAACGGCCTGACCGGCACGTGATGCATACGTCGTGTTACCCGGTACCTCTAGACCAACACCTGGATTATCATCAATAGTTTCACCCAGCATACCATTTAAATATTGTGCTGAAATCTTTTCTATAGTTTCATATTTAATCCTAATCTTTGGCTTTGGATTTTCAGGCGCTGCACTATTAAGATTTTCAAGGACTTCTTTACCAGATGTAATATCAAACTTACAAGCACCAAACTTAAACATAAAGTGAGGTTTAAAATCAGCAGTAATATTAGTATTAATATTTGTATTACCTATTGATGTCTGGATGTTTCTAACCTCAGACACAATCACATACATGTTGAATCTTTTATAATTCTCTGGCAATACTTGTGTCCAACCCTTTAAATTATAAACAGCTTCACGGTAAAGGTCCATCAAACCAGATATTGGTAGGTTGATAGTTTCATTACATTCAATTTCAAGTTTTGCATCATCACCACCCCAATAAGGTTTTGTCATATCAAAATCAAGAGCACGATCAACACCAGTAATTGAATTAAAATACCATGGCATCTCTTGGTTGATTAAGAGCATAGTGTCAATAAAAGCACTAAGCTTGTCAGCTCTACGGTCTTCACCATATTGTTCTCTTAGTGACTTCACCGCAACATCCTTATTAAATAATGGACTTGTTACATCAAACATTAATGTAAATGTCAAAAATGTAGGATCCTGGTATGGATTCTTTGCATTTTTATTAAGGTGTCCTTTTAAGAACTGATATTTAGTTTGATCTGCCATTGTTTATATATCACATATTTCCCATCTGGGCCGGCCACTCTCTACGAGCTAGCTTAAGGACCTGACGGTATTGGTCGTCTTGATTATACTTGTACTGAATGCCAATAATAACATAGTGACCACTTAAGAATTCATCCAATGTAAAAGTACTGTAATCACCGTCTTGCTTCACAGATTCAGCTTGTAGTTCAGATTCCTTTGTTGTGAAACCATCCTCAATTGCTTTTTTATTCTGGTCGTCTTGAAGTGCTGCGGTAGATATCTTATAATTGTAAATAGTTACAGGCACTTTCATATACTTATAAAGCGCTGGGTTTGCCACGGCCAATTCAACCTCAAGCTGTAACTTATCTAGCTCTACCATATTCTGAATATTATTAACTGCCGCAAAATTGTAATTCAAATGAGTAGCATCAGATTGAATACCAACATACTTTTGTTTATAATGCGAAGCCCATTCATCATTGTCATTATTACGACGACCTTTTAGTGGCTCCTCATTATCCGCAATCGTACTACTGACCAATGATTCAACATCAAATTCAACCAGTGTATTTGTATTAGCCAAATCAAAAAACTGCATCTTACGCTTGTATCCATTCTCCAAAGCTACTTGAGTTGCATTATTAAGAAGGTTGTAGCTTTCAATGTATTGATTTGTACCATTAACTAAGTGATGGTTTGAAAGTATCAATTGCACATCGCTCTTACCGGCGCCCTCTTTTGGATCAGTACCCCTTTCATTAAAAACCTTTGCCGAAATCATTTCATGTATTTCAATGTCATTTGGCGCATTGAATACTGTCTGTAAATCTACGTAATTAATATAGTAATATGGATCAATTGAATAAGTTTGAAATGCATTATCTGAGACATACGAATGTAATACAGTGTCTGAAATAAGTTCAAGCTTAGATTGGTATGCACAAAATCTACGCATCTTATCATCAGTTGCACCGATGTTTGTTGCTAGTCCAAGCTGTAGGTCTTGTGCAATTAATTTGATATGTTCAAGTGATGTATTTTCACCGTATGATTTACATTCATCCGTATACATTCCAGGTATCCTAGCAATAGCTCGAACCCTATATACAGAACCGGAACCATTAGTTATTTCAGTTGCATTTGTTGGAAACCCTTTAAATTCAAGAATGTTAAAGTCCATTCTAATATCTTTATATGTACCGGCTTCATCAAGCTGTATTCTTAAACTAAGAATGTCACCATCTCTTGGAAACTTGTCAACAGACAACAATCCCTGTCTATCTGAAATCCTTGCACGGATTTCTGGGTACTTGCCATTTAAGTCTAGAGTAAAGTCTTCAATATCACCTTGTGTAAAAACATACTCATTAATTTTAATATACGGCGCAGCCCCACCTTGAGTATCCGATATACCATCACCCGTTGCACGCTCGCCAATATTAGGCATTTGCATAGGTTCTAGTTTTATACTAGGTTCTAGTATTGTATAAATATGACTATCTAATGCCATAATTAAACTTGGCTAGGATTTAAGTCCGTGATAGGACCAGATGTAGCATCTTTATTTACTTGACCGGTCTTAAGTCTATTTGGTGGTAGCGCTTCTACCTGTGCAATTGACTGAAGGTATTCAAATCGCTTAATATCTTTTTCAGTCATTCTACGTTGCTTTAAGAACTTTTCTTTTTGAGTTTCTTTTGACGAACGGCTTGGCTTAATAAACTTTTTAAATGAAGTAATATTTACGGGAATAAAAAGAGTGTCGCCTTCATTAATGGAAAATGGATTTGAAATACCATTAAACTTTAATAGGATATCAAGCATCTTATCTGTTGAATAATATTTTAAAGCAATTAGATCAGGTCTATCTAGTTCATGTAATGAAACCTCGTGCTCAATAAGAGTATCCGGGTTCATATTAAAAAATACCGTTGTAGGTTCAGTCATTACAACTTTACCATCAACAATTCTTTTATCTTTTAGTGTACGAAAGTCCATTATCCGTTAGCCATTTTTCTATAGATACCAGCTTGATGCGGTGTATCTGCATTACCATAAACTGAATTGTTTGTACTGTTATTAGTATTAACGCCGCCTTCCGGTGTTAGGTACATACGTTCTCTACCACCATTAAACATTCTTTCAATGTCCGCCTTATCTCTCGGTCTAGCTGGCTTTAGCGAAACAACAACAGTTAATTCAGTCGGGAAACCCTCGTATGACATTTCACCGCCAAACTTAAAGTCCGCCTTATCACAATATAAGTTACCAATCGTAGCGATAGGCGCCATTGGATTACCAATAGTTACATGGTATTGACCAGTAGGATCACCAGTCAAAAATGCTTTAATAGCTTCACCACCTTGTGGAGTACCAAATAAATCCATAAGTCCGCCGCCGATTATATTCTGTGTAAACTTATTACCCATAATACCATTCTCTTTGATATCAGCAACAATATTACCAACCTTACCAAATACGTCACCAACAATAGAACCCAAGAAACCACCAAAGTCACCAGACTTTAATTTACTAAAGTCACCAAATGGTTGATTCATACCTTGCGCACCACCAGTATATCTAGTTGATCCACCCCAGAAGTTACCATTATTATATGTAAGCACTAACATGTTTGCCAGTAAATCTAAGAATGCAATTTTCGGCGATACACCATCAAGTTGTCTTAAGCTATAATGAAACGTTAGGGACATGTCGCCCGTAAAATCAAGACCAGCTTTTCTAACCATTACCTTATCAATAATGTTGATAGGACCAAATACGTGGTTTGGATATGTACCCTTTGTAGCATCATAGCCGCTATTTGCCGCCTGTATTTGACTAGCATCCATTCCATTCGCAGCGCCTAAAGCAGCAGATGCAAAGAAGTTACCACCAATCATTTCACCAAGCTTACCACCTTTCTTTTCGCCACCCTGTATTTCTTGGATTTCAGATTTAACCTCTTCCCATACAGTGCTCACATCAAACTTTAAAATATCTTCAAGTTTATTGCCAATAGTTTCGTCCATCCACGTTACAGCACGTGCAATATCTGGCATGCCATTGTTAACAGTTTCTCCACCTGGTCCAATAACCATTGGATTAATAATATTATCTTCAACCGGCATAGGGAATCTTCTCAACGTAACCATATAATTATTAGATACCTTACCATAGTATTTAGCCATAGCAAAATCCGCAAATGACCATTGGTATCCTGGGTTATTCTTCTCTTTGGCCCAATCAATAATTCTTGTTGCGCTTGGGTTTCTATAATCAGTTAGATCTTGACCAGCATTAAGTGGTTTATTGTAGTCGGCATTTGAGATTGTATCAAGTGGCCCACCAACATAATTCATAAGTGACCAATGGTTGAACAGAGAAAATGGTACGTCTGGTTTACCAGGAATAGTCGTACCAGCACTATCTGTACCATTACCGCCATTTGCCTTACCCGGCGTTTCAACCTTATAAGATTCAGACGGCGCAGTCGCAGAGTACACGGCGCGTGTATCAGCAAAACCCGGCTCAACAGAACCTGGACTAATAAATGTTGTGTTTGTTGGTATACCACCGGCCGCGGCGATTTCAGCCCTTAGCTTAATAGCGGCAGCCCCCGTAATTCTTTCGCCGGTTAATTTATTAAAAAAAATACTTACACCACCTTCTGATTGCTCTATAAAATGATCAAAAGACTTGGTAATGGTTTGGCCATCTTTAGATGCTTCGGCCTCGTCCTTCTTTCGTTGTGCCCACGCTTTAGCATCGTAATACTGTGTAGTACCCCATTTTTTAAGGGATCCAGCTTCATCATATAACCAGCCGCCAACTGAATCAATTACGCCCATATATAGCTTTATTATTTATACTATATATCAAGCACCTATATCATCTAAATCTTCAAAGGTTGGTCTGCTTAAAATATCATCAAGATATTCCTCGGTAACATCTATCTTATCTTTTAAAAATCGCTTGAGCGCTGTTCTAAATTCATCCCGGTTATTAAATGCATATTTACCGCTTCTATACTGTGTACGAGTAACTGCATCAAAAATATCTCTTATGGATTTTTCAATAAGAAAGGATTCAATTTCATTATATAATTTTGTTGAATCGGCAAGCGTCTTTGTGCACATAACAGAATCAACAACCACCATGTATTTTTCAACACTCTTATGATTTTGTAAATGCTGTTCAAAGTCTTCTCTTGTATTGAATGAATTTCTATTAAATGCAAATGTTGTATCGTGTCCTAAAAAGTCTCGTTGAAACTTTTGGTTAAACATATAGCGTTTAATGAAATTGATATCATCATAGAACCTGATTATCTTAATAAGATATTGTGGATTATATGGGTCCATGGCCACATCATAAATAAGGCCACGTACTTGAAATAAAACGTTGGGGTTTGATCGGCTGGATATTAACGCATGACAATATTCCCCTTTTGGAAATATTCTATGATGTATCATTTGTCAATAAATTTAACAGCTTCAAATTGGCTTAATACACCACGTGTCGGATAATCAGTACGACTAATGATTGTAAGATTCATGGTGATTTCACAATCTTCTAAAATATCAACCAATGTACTTTTAAGACCATTAATCGTTTCTTTATTTAAACGCTTAATTAGGTATACTATAGTCTTAGGATGATTATCAAATTTATTCAGCTTTGAATTATACATCTTAAGCTGATTATGAATATGAAGGCCGATCATCCTGTCAGAGGGTTTCTTACAGGACACATCGGCCTTCATGAGTTTATTAGAAATGTCGATATAGTTGATTACATAAGAATTTTCGTCGTGATTTCTCACAAAACGATTAAATTCCATTTTAGTATTACACCAAATGCACTCAACTATAATGTTCATTACTTAGTTTGTAGTAATTTTTCGAAGTAATCAAGCTTAGCTTTTAGCTCGTTGATTGCTTCTTTAATTTCATCATCGGATGGTTTATAATGCTCGCCCCACTCGCTGATAATTTTAATTTGATCGGCTTGCTTTGAATTACCCAGATCAACACCCATATCCTCAGCCAACGTAAACAACATTTCAATCTTAGTATCAATTGTATCGTGACGTTCCAAGTCA